GGCTTACCTTTGTGTTTATGACGAGCAATGTACTTCACAGCGTTAGCCAAGCGGAAGTTCAAGTCCCAGTCTTCAATGACATCAATCACCTCGTACTTGCCTGTGGTATAGTGCTTAGGACTATTTACAACGTCAGTCTGCTTCATGTACTGTTCCTTATCCCAAGCATCAAAAGCATCCTTATCATCCCAAGTATGCACAGTCATAGTATCTACTGGCTTATACGCCATGTAGTTGACATAGGCATTGTAGTTATCACAGGCTTTGCAAGGAAACTCTTTATCCTTGTCGAAATGCTTATAGAAGCACGTATTACACTTATGTTCCACTGTGTGTTCTGCCATATTTCTTTCCTAGATATTCAATGCTCAAGAACATTTCATCAAAGTGGCCATCCTTGACTTCATTCAAGACAACAAGACCACGCCAATGCCGATTGCTAAGCTGATCCATATAACTCTCGTCGTGGAGGTAATAAGAGCCAGCAATAATAGCACAAATAGGTTGTCCATCCGCACGCTTTCCATAAGCGACTTGCTTGCCTTGTTGATGTCCAGCAACACAAGACATATGAAGCTTATTGATAATAGCACTAGCAGTGCCTGCGGGTCGCCCCATTGCACCAACAGGCCAATAGTGGTTAAAGCCCACACCATTGATGAACACAGGATGAAGAAACTGATGTACTTCCCAGTCCTTTTCATACTCCAAGTCCTTTGTAGAGATCAAGCCTTCCAAGGTAGGATTGTTGTTTACAGCCCTGTCAATCCTGTTCTCATGGTTGCCCAGAGTCAAGACCATACGAGGCTTATAAACCTTCTCCTTGTTCTTCTTCTGCCTACTTTGAAGGTCACGCAGAGGCTTCAACAGCTTCTTCATCGCATCTTTTGTGGTGTTTATGTCTGTCTTATACCGCAGACCTTCAAAGTACTTAGAACCCTTGATGTCATGACTTGAGAGGCTAGGCATGTCAGCGAAGTCCCCGAGGTTAACTACAACATCAGGCTTGTATTCGCAGATAGCTTCGCCTGCCCAAGTCAGATGCTCCGTAGGAACACCGTCCTTAATCTGACAGTCCGGGATTACTAGAATTCGCATCTTCTTCGTCCTCATCTACAAAGTATTCGCCCTGCCAAGGATCAATGTAATCATAAGGGTAGCGTTCAAGAAGACCTCGACGTACCTCGTCGTCTTTCAAGCGAACCTGAGACATGATGTCATATTGGAAGATAGACTCAAGGAATCTCACATAGTCGTTCAAGCACTCACGCCAAGTGGCACCCGGAGTCTTGATTGTCTTGCTATATTCCTTACCTTCACAGTCAGTGTAGGTAAAACCATAGATTTGTTCAATTTCATCGCTCATCGCCACTACCTCCAAGAGTCATACGTTGTTGCCGATCTGCAAGCTTCTGCAGGTTCTTGCTGGCAATGTCTGCCAAGCTCCAGCCCATCACAGTAGCCAGCCCTGCAAGCTGCCAGAATACATCGCCCATCTCCTTCTGAAGACCTTCTTCGTCCAGAGCACCATCACGAATCCACTTCGCATACTTACCTGCTACCTCACCAGCCTCTGATGTCAGGTTAGAGATCATGTAGGCAGGGTTCTTAGCAGTTTCCAAGGCAGTTTCCCATGCCTTTTTCTGATATTCTTCAATGTTCATTAAATCATCCCAATTATGTTTGGACACAGAATAGACAACACAGACTTACAAGCTTCTGCCACATCTCGATGCTCCTTCTGAGTGCTTGGATCGGTACGAACTTCAATGTAGTGCAACCAACTACGTAGCGTACCGTTCATATACATTCGACTGACTGCCATGCCTTCAGGAAGCAATGCCCGTGCTTGCTCCTTAGCGATACCTTTAGCCAGTGCTGCCGTATACATCAACTGAGCATCTTGCTGTACCCGCAACTGAGCAGCCCTCCACCAGTTATCCAACTCAGGATCGTCACTGTTAAGGCTGTTCTGCCTGTTCTTGTTGTCCTGAAGGCGACACTCACGGAAGTTAAACTCGTTAACGACAGCATAACGCTGAGAGAACTCTTGAAAGCTGAAGCTACGATGACGGAGAATCTGCCGTGCAATATCACGAGTAGTTTCAATCTCCATACACACGTTAGCCATTTCAAAAGGACTCCAGTGCTTATGCTTTACCAGATACTTCAGCAGCTTTCCAGCAGTATCGTGGTTATGCTGATTCTCTGGGTTACTAACACGAGCACAGTAGGCTACTTTCTCCTCAATATCAGGAGTAGCCCATACCAAGCTTACTTTCATTTAATCTCTTCCCCTTCACAAGTCAACTTCTCACCTTCTTTGATGGCATTCTTGAGTGCTTCCAAGATACCGAACTTCAGCAGTTCTTCCATCTCTTGAGCAGTCAAGTCAAACTTAAAGTCAGCAGAGCCGTCAGAATTCTCTCGTAACAGTGTAACCTGCATCTTTGACCTCGTTAATAAACTCAGTGAACTCAGGATAGGTAGTGAAGTATCGAATGACAGTCAAGATAGCTCCTGCTGTCTCAATATCATCCCAATCCAGACACAATAGGTAGTCTTCCTTCAGTTTCTCAACTACCAGAGTCTCCATCACATCATTCCACGCATCCCGTACAGAATCTTTGTCGAGAAGTTTAAAAAAGCTATTCATTTATCCACTCCTCAGGTATTACCTTATCAGCATACTTGAAGTTATTCTTGATACACCAAGCTGCATAAGTAGTTCTACTGGTCTTGCTTATACGAGCATTGGAGTTACTAAAGACAAACCTAATGTCTAGTGTTGGATTGTGTTTCCTCACAAGTATATGCTTTTGACGATCAGCCATCAAGAATCGGCCCTTAGTCTCCACGATAATACCGTTAGGAAGCACAAAGTCAGGTGTGTAGATGTGCTCAGAAGCTGGCTTAATGTATTTAAGCTTAACCTCTTCGTACTGATACTCAACACCTAGCTTGTCCAACTGCTCCGCAATACGCTCTTCCAAGCCACTGCGGTAGCCATGCTTCATTGCTGCTTGCTTGGCTGTAAGCTTTTTACTTTGCTTTGGCATACAGCTCGCCTAATTTTTCTTGAATAACTTCGTATAATTCTACAACTTCTGCATACTCTTTATGAAATTCTTCTGTAATTTCTACATCTTTTGTGTAGAAAACAGGAGATTGTTTAAGAGAAATAAAAAAGTTGTCGCTATCGTCTACTCCTATTTTAACAAACTTGGTTGCCATAACTCTCCTTCATACCGCCTGAGCCAGAGCAATCGCCCTTGTTCAGTAAGATATTCAATTCCATGTTCCTTCTCCTGATATGCTTTCCAGACTGCTTGAAGTAACTCCTCTTTGGTCTTTGCTCCTTTAAGTGCCTTAGCAGCCTTAACAGGGCCGACTCCTTCCAGACCCGGAATGTTATCGACCCTATCACCTGTGAGGAGCTGAGTACTAAAGCTCTTGAAGCCTTCAAAGTCTGTAACATAATCAGTTTCTGCTTTCTTAGGATTATGATGCCATCCCGGTATCTGTCTTAGGTCTTTATCAACACCTACAAGCAGGTACTTATCTGGCTCCTTCGTCATCCTGATAGCTACTTCATCATCAGCCTCTTGACCGTCTACAACGACAGCCCCTAAGCGGGTAATCATGCATTCACGCAAAGCATCATAATGTTTGGGCTTTTTAGCGTCTTTGCGATTACCTTTATAGGGAACTGTCTTTGCAATCTCGTATCGGTAGTTGTTCTTACCAGTTAAGAAGGCTTCATAAGAATCTGCTTTCAGGTGTATGTAGACCATCTCTTCCATTGTCTCTACTAACCTGCTCTTAGCATATTTCTCAGAATCCTCCTCACTAGCAAAACCAACACCGTAAATCAAGTAGTCAGCGTCTATTAAAACATCTTTAGGTTGTTTCATACACTTCACATGATTCAGAACAGCCTCCATTTTCATACAAATCCAACTTTAGCTGTGTTGGGTTATTTGATCTATCGTCTTTCCACATCTCAATAACCCTTTCAGCAGAAGTGTTTTGCCTAAAAAATACACGCTTTGTTCCTTCTATTGAGCAGCCAACAGTGCTGTAAGCCTGTTCCATTTGTTTATGCCAGTCTAAACAAGAAGAATCTGAATCGAGCTGATAAAAAAGCTTTTTAAAAGACTTTTTATAACAACCAACACAGTTTCCATCCCATTCATCAAGACCTAAATCAAATTCTTGCTCTTCCCAGAAATCTAATACATCTTGTTTATCAGAAGGCCAGTCAGTGATAAGAGGATAGATTATGTTATCTATTCCTGCAGTTTTACTGATCCTTCGTTTTTCATCTATGCGAATACCAATGGCTGTAGGTATTTCTTTATGGTTTATTCCAAGACTTGCAAGATATGATCGCATCGGGGCAAGTTTTAATTCTCTTGTACAATGAAGATAGCTAGGATTAGGAATACCATATTTTTGGATAACATCCTCAAACGGTTCTCCTTTTCTACTAGCTGTTTCATAAGACACGATTTTAAACCCTGTTCCCTTGCGCGCATCTTTATAAACATTTGCTTCTAACCACACTGTATTAAAGTTAAAAAACTTATCACAATTGTGTACAAATTCTAGTGTTTTTGGATGTTCCTTTCCAGTATTTGCAAAAGTAACAATACAATCATACTTATCTTTCCAATTATCTAAGATAAGTTTTGTCATATATGCACTAGTACGGCCACCACTGAACGAAATCTGAAGTTTCTTCTGTTTCATTTGACATCCAAAGTGTAGAAGGTTCTTCGTCTTCTTCAAAGATACCTTCTATTAATTTATCTTCATCCTCAGAGGATGTCGTCATCTTCTTCGGCTTCCTTAGGAGTCGGGTTAAACTCCTTCAGCTCAGTCACAATCAGCATCTTGATAGACGGAGCAGCGCCGAACTTAGCAGACATCTTGTGGCGATAGCTCGACACCAGTGCAGTCACCTTAGTGCCGTTACCGATCTTCTCAATATCGACAGGATTACCGTCCTGATCCTTAGGCTCGAACTTGTACAGACTCTTACCTA